CAACACCGTAGTGTTTACAGCGGTGTTAGTACCACTAACTTGTATATTCGATACTGATATACTACTATTAGGTGTGACTACTTGTGTGTAATTTGATAGATCCATATTTTATTTATTAATATATTCGCCATGTGGCACCGGACCAAGCAAGACCAACACTTTGTCCATCTGTGCTAACAGTGAGGTCACTGGTTTGATTCATTATTGTTTTACCATTTCTTAGTATGCTAAAAGTATTAGCAGAGAATGCACCGCCGAAATCCATAAAATATATAGCATCGCCTACAACAGGTGACGATGGTAATGTTGCGTTTACTGTTCCATTACTAGTATCAATACCATATCTATGTCCACTTAGTGCATTGAAATTAGTACTCTTGGCTTCAAAACTAGATTCACTCTTTAACAATGACGAACCGTTAGCATAGTTAATTGATATCTCATTATTGCCGGGTAATGTTAAATTACCATCAGTATCAAACTTCCAATTTTTAGGACTACCGCCACTAGCTTGAATAACTATATTACCAGCAACACCAGCAAAATAATTACCAAGAACTGAATTGCCTAAGTTAGCATTGCCAGATTTAATATTGCCTGTAAATGTTGGTAGATAGTTAAAAACGTTAGTATTGCTATAAGAATCAGTAATACCATATCCACTTAGTGTAGTAGGAGTGCCTGATACATTACTCCATGTTACTGTATTAGCACTATTGGCAACAGTAGCATGTGTAGCATTTGCTATATAACTACTATATGTTGATAGATAAGTACCTACATTAGTATCACCGTATGTGACAGGTGCACTTGCAAATACACCATTACCGTATAATACATTACTTACATTACCATCTTTATTAATAGTAGCAATGTTACCTAGACCCATATAGGTCTTTATTTGACTAGCAGTTATTTTATAGTTAGTGCCACTATTAACTACTGGTATCGTTGTGCTATCTACTACACTAGATAGCGAGGTCATTGCTGATATTTTTACGTTTGCCATTTTATTATTCCGTTACTAATCCATATTGGTTATCTTCAGTAGTAATCACATTGTTTGTTTCATCTAGTATATAATAGTTACTAGGAGCAGGAGGTGCTGTATCATAATTTAATATCTGCACCCCACCTGTAAATGTGACACCTGATAAAACCAACGGTGTAGTCATGTTATTTTCCTACTGGCTTTTCGCCTGTTAAATATGGTCTACTAAACCATAACTGAAACCATTCCTTAGTACCGGGCTGGATATTATTTTTTTTCATTAACTGGCCTTTTTCGTTTCCAGTAATACTTATATTGCTTTCTTCCCCTATAATCTGAGGAGTAATTCCGCTAAGTTTCTTTAAATCTTCTAGGGTTATGTTTGTGTTCTCTTGACGTGACGGAATGGACTTGAGTTTATCAAATCCATTCATCAGTTGTTTTTGCTTCCATACATCAAACATATGATGTATTTATCAGATTATTTAATGTCTAAGGGACGTTTTTTAGTCACTAAAATAGCGTAATATTCTTCTTTTATTACAGTATCTATTCCATCTTGATTAGTAGAAGTCAAATTAAATACCATATTGTTGAATTGTACTACGTCAAATCCGGTACGTTGTAGTAATGCATCTAGTTGCTTAGATCCTAAAATACTATAATGATTTTGATTATATTCATGTCTTCTAGCGTTATCCGGAGCAGGAACTTCAATATACATCTTTCCGTTCAATTTTAATAAACGATTATACTCAGTAAGACTAATGATTGGGTATGGGCTATGTTGCAATGTATGTCTTAGAAAGATGAAATCTACTGATTCATCGATGTAACCGTCGCTTTGTGGTAAGAAACTAGGATCATATACCTTTGCATTCAATCCTCTACTTTTACAAAGATTTACATTGCCTTCACTTAGTGATATACCAGTTACATTAGTATATTCAAGTTCTTTCATTTTATCTAAAAAGTAACCATAGCCGCATCCAATATCTAAAATATTAGCGTCTTTATTAAGATTTAATGGTTCAACATAATTAGTAACTACATCACCTGTTATTTTTTCATGTAAATCACTTGGGCCCTCATCATAAAGATGTGAGGTATACAACCATTCGTTGTAGAATTTTAGTTTAAGTAAATCAAGTGTATTGTTTATATCTAGCATGTCTTTCCTATATAAGTTTTATTTTATTACTTATACAGGATTCATCTAGTGAAATTATTTTCCGAAACCCTTAAACCCAGTGATTGGACTTAGTTTATGTACGTCATCAGGTTCTTTACTTTTACCGCGTTTAGCCATTCTATGTTGTTCACTAGGAATAGTTTTTAATGCAGATTGAACCATGTTATGTTCTTCATCTGTGTATGGATGGACTGTGTTAAATTTTTCCACCGGGCTTGCAACATCCATTTTAACAGCCTTAGTACTTTTACCATCTGACATTGCCATTGCCATACCCATGCGATTTAAGTGATATGTGCGGTCATATCCACCTGTGTCTCGGGTAAGAACGCTGCCGCCAGTGGCTGTGGCATTTTCGTGGTCTTTGTGCATCTTTCCACGCTTTGGCCCTCCCTCAGCAATAAATTCACTTGCTCTCATATTAATTATCTTTCTGATATGACAGAACATGATCCATCGTTGTATTTACTATGGGTGATACCATGACTAAAACATTGCCGTAAGCTACTGCTACATTATATTGAGTTAGTGGTGTACCGGTAAATACGGTACCAAAAACATTATAGTTTGCAGATAAATTGCTTGAATTTTTACTAACAACTACTGTAGCAGTTTGAGTAACATTACTTCCGCCTGTCTCGATTGTTGAGATTTGAAATTTACCGGTAGTAAATGTAGCAACCGGTGTTCTATATATAACTTGATTAACAGTTGTATCTATAGTAGACAACGTTGCAGTACCAAAATTACTGTTTCCTAAATTCAACTGTCCTGCAACTGTTATGTTTCCATCTGATGTTATATTATTAAAACGTGCACTGGCCATTACGCCGGGTGAGCCTACTCTAGGAAAACTTAGTGTGCTACCAGACTCTACCATAGTTACGTTACCTACGGTCATACCAGATCCGCTTAGATACAATGCAGATATTTTACTAGTTGTTGCACCTAAATTTACAATAGAACCGGGTTTAGGTACAATGCTAGTACCTAAATTTAGCACATTATTAGCATAATCATAGACTACGTTTGCAGATCCAGAAAAAGTGTTCCCTTGATTAAATTGCAGTGATCCGTCGGGTTGGCCAGGCGTTATACCTGATAATACCGCAAGACTAGTATTGAGTTTTTCAAATGCTACACGAAGAGGATCGCCTGTTCCGTCATTGGGTAAGGTACCAATATTAATATTATTAAGTTCGATTGACATATCTATTATTTATCTTTTCATGAGGTCTATTATGGGTATAAATATATGATTATTAAGGAGCATTTATGCGTAAATTTCTATTAGGATTATTGTTGGTTGTATCAGTATCCGCACAAGCCTGGGAACAACGTCCCCCCAACCCAGTACAAGCATGTGCTGTACACAGTCCTTATGGATTTGCAATAGTCAAACGTCCTGTACAAGCAATTTGCCGTGAAGCATATCTAGTAGCATATGATGCTCCTGCAAAGATTCCTGCATATGTTGCATATACATTATTACCACAAAACGCATTAGGATGTTTCCCACGCACAAATGCATTTGTTGCTGATGCTAGTTTAAATGGAACAGGTGCTCGTCCAGATGACTATGCCGGTACAGGATATGACAAGGGTCATGCTGCCCCAGATGGTGATCTAAGTTGGTCTGCTATTGTAGAATATGAATCATTCTTAATGACTAACATGTATCCACAACATGGATCACTAAATCGCGGCATTTGGAAACTGTTAGAAACAGCAGTTCGCGGATGGGCAGTTCAAACTAATCAACCCTACACGATTTATGTAGGTGCATTATATAAACAAGGTGATGATGTCATTGGTAACGGAGTTATTGTACCGCACGGATTTTACAAGATTGTAATTAATAACACTACCAAACAGGCAGCTGGTTGGGTATTTCCACACACTAAACCATATGTTAATCTTGGAAATGACTTAACTGTATTCCGTAAGTCTATTGCAGAAATAGAGAAAGTAGCCGGAATAGACTACAAGTTTCCTGCAGGTGTTAAAGAAGTTCAACCTGGTCAAGAATGGCCAGTAGACTTTGGTGCATTAACTAAAGCCAAACGTAGTAAGTGCGGTGCAAACTCACAAGATTAATTAATCTTACCCCAATAAAAAAGCACCCTAGAGTGCTTTTTTTGTGCCTGTATTTTATTACTTGGCTGCAAACTTTTCGCTTGCTGTAAATCCCAATCCTGCTATTACAATGTACATAATACTGTTATATAACCCTGCATCAACTTTATCACCAAACCATGTATTACTGATAAATGCAGCAGCACATAGTAAGAATGATAAAAATGTAATAACTCTTTTGCTACTGATACTATCATTAGTACCATCACTTAACATACTCTTTAACCAACTCATAATTATCTCCAAAAGAATAATATAACTTTTAACTTGTCAATATACTTTTGCAAGTACTTGGTTTGAAAGTCTTTTGCATACTGTGGTTGTGGGAAGTTCCAACCAATAAATGCACCGATTGCTATATAAATTAATGTCTCTATCATAACTAACTCCTTAAAGTGGTAACCAGAGCCATAGACCTTGACTCATTAGTACAATGCCTATAGCACATACTCCGAAACTGCCCCAGAATAGAGGCATACTAACTGCAAGAATACTAGCAGATAATAATACGATTGCTAACTGATATGCAGTACTTGCATAACTCATCCACGGACTACGCAATTTGGCTGCATCACGGTCTGCTTCTAATTTCTTGGCACGTGCCATGATATCTTTCATACCATCATGTGGTTCATTCTCATAACGGTCAATTTTAGCAGTAAGTTCTTTAACACGTTTCGTATCCCCTGCTTTTTGTGCATCATATAATGCATATTCAGCCGCAGTTTTCTTAATACTCTTTGCTTGATAGAAACTCCACTCACTACCTGCTTTGATTGTATTACCTAAGATTGTGCTACTATATGTACCACCAAAGTATGCGTTAACTGCTAGTAACAAAGCAAACACATTAATAACCATACCTGCTTTATCTTTAATCTTTGCTTCACGCTCACTACGTGAACCTGCAGGTGGTTTAACTGCGTTTGGATCCTTTGGTGTTTTGTTTACCAAATTTAGTACTGAATCTATTAATGCCATATTATCTCCTTATTATTATTTTAGGCTAAACTTGCTAGATTAATTAAACCGTTTATTGCGGTATTCATTAATATTAAATTATCTTGTTCTACCATATCTTGATTAATGTTCAACTCTCGTTGTATATCTTTAATCAACTCTATGTATTCTTCTTTACTAATCTGTCCTTGCATACACAAATCTGTATATTCATGTACCTTAGATGCTGCATCAGTAACTGCTGGGTTTCTACTATTTACGTTTGCTAATTCTTCTTGGTGTTGTTGTACCGTACTCATCTTGGTTTCTTCCCTTCACTTTGTTGCATTCTATTTGCTGATTCTTCTATACTTGTAAATTTAATTTTACAAAATACAGGACTGACTGACCCGCTATCATATTTGTCTGATAAACCCTTTACCATATCATTTAATTCAACTGTTGCATGTTGAATAGGTTTGTTATGAGGTAAGTGTTCTGCATAATGCATTAAGAATGTACTAGTGTATAGTAACTCTTTTGATACTCTTTTTGATTCTATACTATCAGCACAGTTATTTTTTGCTGATCCTGCTTTAGTTCTTATTTCAGTTATCAATTTATATTCATTATTATCATATTTCATTAAGTATGCATCCATTGCATCATTGATGGTTGCACATCCAGATAATAATATAGTTACTAATAATAGTTTTTTCATTTGATACCTTCAAATATTTGTTTTTGTATTTTGTACCATTCAATCCATGTATCAACTTTAACTGCACATTCATAATATGTTGAATAGTTAATTGACACCGTATTAGCTACGTCACTTAGTTTTACATTATCATCTAGTTTCTTTAAATTAGGACAATTTTCCATTACAATTTTGCTAGGTTGTTCCGGAAACTTAGCAATTACCGGAACAGTTGTAGCACAACCAGTTAGTATAATTAACACTAACGTGACGAGTATTATAAGAGTAGTAACTGACTGAACTATTTCTTTTTGTGTACTCATTTTGGTGCCTCAGCAGAATCATTATGTGCTTTTATAAATTCTTTGGGTATTTCGCACTGCCCACCGGGTGCAAATTTAGTATCGTACTTTGTTACTTCTCTGTCGATATATTGTTTTACAACAATACCCTTTTCACGGATAATCTTAACTTTTTGTTGTGCTTTATTATTTAATTTAGAATTTGCCAATTTAGATTGCTCTTCGGCTTTTGCTACCTTTTCTTCTAATTTTGCCACACGGTTACGCCATTCCATTTCAGTGCCGTATCCACCTGTAAAATATACACCCACTAGTATAAAGAATAGTGAAAGAATGTGAAATATAGGTCTATAGGGTATTAGTACAGGAACTAGTGCTAGAAAAAAACTAGCCATATATATGACTATACCAGTTGCTATAATAGCAAAGATAGCCATCTGTAAGAGACTGTCGGGGATTAAACTTAATAAGAACATATCTGTATTTATGCAGATATTATCCAAATTATGTGTATTTTAAATTATACCAAAGTAGATTTTCAGATGTGAATTCGGCTTCAACTACTACCTTGAAGCCATAATGGTCGCCCATTCGTATAAAAAACTCCGGAGTTTTATTTGCATGTTCTTTAACCCATTTACCGTGGTCAGTTTTTTCCCATTCACATAAAGGGAAAGCTGCATAAAGTTCAGGATCTTCAACATCTCCCATGTTGAATTGGTAGACAACTATACTGCCATTTCTGCTTTTATTTGTTGGTGACTGTTGTAATTCTGTAATTGTATATCTCCCATTGTAAACTTTCCAATGTCTTTGATATCAGGATTTATTACTAATTGAGGTAAGGGTAATGGATCACGGGTTAATTGCTCACGTACTTGTTCAATATGAGTTTGGTATATATGTGTGTCACCCATACTAATGATTAATTCACCAACACCCATATCACAAACATGTGCAATCAAATGTGTTAGTAATGCATAACTGGCAATATTGAATGGTAGACCCAAAAATACATCCACACTACGTTGGTACATATGACAAGATAATTCTTTATTCTTATTAACGTAAAATTGACTCATAACATGACAAGGTGGCAATGCCATTTGTTCTAACTCGCCCACGTTCCAAGCACTAAGAATGTGCCTACGCCCATTAGGATCTCGTTTAAGTCCTTCTATGAGATTTGCCAATTGGTCAATCTGTTTATATATTGGATTAAAATATGTTTTACCATAATCATCATCTATGTCAGGTTCGCCTTCGGGAATATGAGTTATCCAATTACGCCATTGCACACCGTATACTCTTCCCAAGTCGCCGTCAAACTTTGCTTTATCTCTCCAATAAGGAGCATATGCATTTGGCGTCCATATAGTGACTCCACCTTTTCCACCATATGTAATTTCTGCTAATCTACGTTCATCTCCTGAGCCTTCAATGAACCAAAGTAGTTCACCTTTACAGGCCCGCCATGCTAATTTTTTGGTAGTGACGGCTGGAAAGCCCCTACGCAAATCAAAGCGAAGACTACGTCCAAACACACTAATAGTGCCAATGCCAGTTCTATCATCTTTTATTTCTCCGTTGTCTAAAATATCTTGTAATAAATCTAAATATTGTTTCATAGTTTGTTGAGTAACTTATCAGTTTCAGGTTGAACTGTTTGTGCAATATTTTCTACATTTAACACAAATTCAAAACTAGTAATGAAGGGGTCGAGTTCATTTAACTTACGATTAACCACTTCTTCAATTTCTTCAGGATCTAATCCCTGTTTCAATAATGATTGAATGTTAATCGTATGTTGTTTTTTGCCAGTCATTCTGACAACAATTTTTTTAATAAACTCTACGGGAACATTGCTTTTTTCTACATCAGCAAGAATATGTTCCCATTTTTTTATGTAGTCAGGTATCATTCTATCTACTTACGCAACTAGTGTTGCCTTTGCAGGACGTCCTCTACCTCTTTTAACTGGTTCAGTTGGTATGCCCAACATTCCATTTGCTTCATCTTGTAAACGTTTACTTTCGGCTAGTAAGCCATTTGCTTCAGCTTGCATTCTTTGTGCTTGTTGTAATAGATTATTTGCAATTGCATTATCACCTAATACATTATCTGATAAAGGTTGGATACCAGTTACTGGCTTAGTTGCTTGACGCATTCTTTTTGCTGCCACTGCAGTGGGATCTTGCATACCACGTGAATCATCAATTTCAGCTAGTCTTCTAACTGCCGCTTCGCCCTGTTGCATCTCATCTAAAATCTTGTTTAGTTCTTCCAATTTAATTTGTGTATTTGGATTGGGAGTTACAATAACTTGACTAGTTTGAACTTTCTTTAACAAACCCTCTTTATGCAATAATTGTAAAATGATTTTACCATCTTGCGTGTAACTACGATTGAGTGCATCTGCTAAATTCTCACTGCTTTGCCCAATATCACTTTCAATGCAATTTATCATTGCATCATGTAATATTCTGTTCAATGTTTCAGTATAAGTAACCAAAGCCATATGCGGCTCATTTGGAACTTCTCTGAATACGATAGCAACCTTACGGTCACCAATTTTACCTACGTGTCTTAAAAAACTCATAATATTCTCCTTATGATTTACGAATAAACTTATTTAATATTAAAAATGTGCATGGCAAAATTAATTAGTGCCACTCCATCTAAGTTCATAAATCATAAGTTCTTTTGGGTCTTCAAAGTATATTACATTTTCAATGCCTATGACAAAATCATTAGTATTAGGTAATTCATCATATTTAAGAATGAATCTCCCTTGTAACTTACTTAATACCCAGCAATAGGATTCAGTGGTAACGTGTGTAGTTGATTTTACAAAATGTTTGGGTAAAACTTCTAGTTCTCTATTACTGAACCAACTAATTGGGTTGATATCTCTATTCATCTATCTTTAATTAAGTTATAAACCATGATTGCTTGATTGAGTATATCATTTAGTGCGGCATTTGTCTTTGCTTTTCGGCGAATCTCACCCCACAATTTATCTTCCATTAATTGTTCATGTATTGACTTTTTCTTTTCAGAAATGGAAAAGAGTTCACGGTCAAGTGAACCTTCCTCTCTTTTATATACAGTCTCTCCTTTATCAGGAGATTCAAATATGCTCATCTAGTCAATGCATCCAACATCTTGTATTTTTCGTAGGCATCAACTACTGCATGATTGGTGTTTTTAACTGTAGGTACTACTTCCCACCATAATTCATCACCACTTTGAAATGGGTGTTGGTATCCTAATGCGCCAACAAATGAACGAGGTTGATGAATTTTACCCTTGTACCAAAGTGTTTCTGCCAACTTCAATACATCTTCCAATTCATAGTCACCTAGTTCATACCTGCCAGGACGTGATGCAAAAGGATTACCCTCACTATGATATGCTTTTACAACATTGATAAATTTTTCATAATTAGGTGCATCAGTGCGTGTTACAATGAACATTACCTGATCCTCGGACACTTCGTTTGCCATGAGACTTTGCAAGCATCCGCCTAAACTTGTACCAATGTACATCATGTTATAACCGCCTTCTTTTCCGTTCTATCACTAAAAATTTTATTACCATTTGTACGAATGAAATCTACAATGCCCTGCGGGTTAATTTCAAATCCAAGTTTAATTGCATCTTCAGTTAAGTCATCGTCAGCATTAAATGAATAAATTTCATAACAACGTTGGCTATTCATCTTAGCACGTAATATCATCATTTGCAAATTAGGAATCTGAGGACTATCCTCTTCTTTAAGGATAGACCACACATATTGCTTATGTAAAAGACCTGTATCAATCAAACATTCAAGTCCATACATATCCCACATAGCAAGATATTGTTTCATATATTACTTCTCGTTGTACAATGCAAATGTACCAAACGGGGGATTTGGATTAGGGTCACCATGAATGATCCAAGTTGTGTCGCAATAGTTTGCATCACCCCAAGAACCACAGGGATAACCATCAGTAAACACAATCAAACGTTTTGGTTCAATAGCATTTTCTTTCAAGTAAGTAAAGATACAATCAAAGTCAGTGCCGCCACCTCCCATTGGTTCATATTCTTCAATTAGATCCATATTGTCACTATGAAAGTCTTTTGGATTATATGTTTCAGTATCAAAACAAAATACATGAACTTTATAGCCATCAAAACTATTCATCATGCCACCAATCTCTCCTAAGAATGCCTGCGCTTGTGTATTTGAAATTGAGCCTGACATATCGATACTAACAACTACGTCAATCTCTTCACCGGGTGTCATGCCGGGCATAATAGCATCAGTATGCCAGCCTCTACGTGAGGGCTTCATCCAACTAAAGTCTGTGCGAATAGCACTTGTCAAGTTAGTTTGAATCAATTCACGCCAGGGCATGATTGGGTTAGTATGTTGTTGAATTAAACGCTCAACACCTTTTGGTAATTGACCTGCCTCTGCACTTTGTGCGGCACTGATAATTGCTTGTTTAACTTCCTGACGAATACGTTCTTTTTCTTCAGGACTTAGTTTAGGACGACCTTTACCTTTTTTATTGCCATCACCATCTTCTCCCTCATTCTCACCTTCGCCATCACCATCCATGTGGTCATCAAGCATTTGTTCTACTAAATCATCAATATTGATTCTTTGAACATTTTGCATTAAGTCATCATAAATTTCTTCAGCAGGCTTGCCATCGTATTTTGTTTCATACAAGCAAGGTACAGTAGTAATAAAAGTACCTACATTGTGACGTTTCAAGTCTGCATTAACTGCATAGTCATCAGCAATATTCCAGATTTGAGGATCACGATCACCTCTACGACCCATATGGTCATAAACTACGTGCAACACTTCATGACCAAATAAGAATTCAACTTCTTTAGTCTTTAACATATTAATGAAACGACTATTATAGTAGAAGGTGCGTCCGTCAGTTGCGGCAGTTGCACACCATTCGTCGGCATTAACTAATTTCAATCGTGTTGCAAGATTACCAAAGAATGAATGACGTAACAATAAACCAACACGGGCAGTTACTAAACGTTCACGTGCAAGTGTATCAATTTTTGAATCAGTTGGTCCAATCAACTTATCAAATTTACTGCTACGACTTTTTTTGCTTTTACCAATTACTTCACTCATACATACTCCTTAAATATAGTTATATTATACAACACCCTGTATTTAATGTCAAACGAAACGCAAACCCCTATAGCCGGCGTCAAATGCGATACGTGCATAGTCGGATGCACCAGTCAAGTAATAGGATTCAGCAAAACCCTTGGTCCAACCACGTGCGCGGGCACTTTGACCTTTTGCATGAAAATATTTTTTACCTGTCAATGATTTATGTTTCATTTTAATTCCTTTTAAAAAAAGGGCGGGAACATTCACACTATCCCCGCCCATTAACGATACACTAATGTATCGGGAGTCAACTAAATTAGTTACCGGCGTCTACGATATACTTGCCGAATTTCTTATGAAATTCATCAAAGTTTGGCAACTGAGTTGGTTCGATTGGTAGTGTGTAAGTTTTCAATGCAATCTTAGCACCCATAACAACCAATTCAGTTTCAAAGTTGTTCATCATGTAACTGAAAAAGTTCTCAGCCATTTCATGGAACTTCTTACTGTTTACTTTTTTGTTTTCTACTGAATCTTTCAATTCATAGCACATAGCAATAGTCAATGAGTACATAGCACTAATTTCTTTTACTGCTAAGTCTTTAACTTTACCATTCAAGATATCAGTTGGATCGGGCATACGACCTGCAACTTTACGGTGAGCCATAAACTTAACTGCAAGACCTTCACCAACTGCACCTGCTACTAAGTTAAACTGAGTATCAGTATCCATTGAATCGTCTTTCATAAGGTCACTTACGAAACACCAGCTACGGGGTGTAGCAAACGCACGACTTGAAGATTTGCTATCAAAGTCATACAAGTCATTTTTAGCAAATGACAAGTAACCAACTACGTCTTTGTGAATGTTTTTGTTCACAGCCCAGTTTTGCCATGATGTAAAGTCAGGGCGCATTTCTAAGTGAATGAAACGATTAGCAAGGGGCATTGGCATGCGATAAGTAACACCTTTATCACTATCACGATTGCCTGCCGCAACAATTACAACATTGTCAGGCAACTTGTACTTACCTACACGGCGATTAAGAATAAGTTGATAACCCGCCGCTTGTACTGCAGGGCTTGCACTATTCATTTCGTCTAAGAATAGAACAATGACTGGGTATTGACTAGCCAATTCATCATCAGGCAAATCAACTGGGGGTGCCCAATCCATCTTACCAATTTCACGATTAAAGAATGGGATACCACGAATGTCAGTGGGTTCCATTTGAGCCATACGTAAGTCAATCATATGACCGCCTAAGTCTTCTGTGATATCAGCAACTACCTCAGACTTGCCGATACCGGGAGGACCCCAAAGAAAAACGGGACGTTTTACTTTAAATGCCTCTAAAATTGCTTTACGTGACTGTACACTTGTGATTGTGTGATTGTCGCTTACTGATGCCATAACTGACTCCTATAAAAAATTAACTAACTAACGAAAACTGATTGTATAGTAGACT